ACTCTCCGACGAAAACGAAAGGCTTGTTACGGAAAATAACTCGAACTTGCGACACAATGCCGCGTTGAGAAAAGAAAATAAAAAATTAAAAGAAGAAATCAAACAAGCCAAAATTGAGATATTGGGCAAACTATGGGCAAATATATCCAATAGCAAGCAACTTATACAATCTCACATTGCAGATGGTTCTTTTACAATAGAGGAGATATATATGGAGATAGACGAACTCATGGCGGAGGTAGAAAATGATAAGTAACATTGTAAAGAACATATTTGGGGTGCTGTTTAATATGTTTTTAGTCTTGTGTTATATTGTAGGTCTTATAACTGCATCAATTGGGCTTGCAACAAGCGGTGAATTGTCACTCATTGCTTATATTGTAGTATGTATAATCAGTGTTTCGGTTTTTATGACGTTTGCAGTGATGTCCATACGAGAGATAATCGATAATTGCCGTGAAGTTGACAAAATGTTAAAGGAGGTGCAAGATGCCGAAGATAAAGGTTGAAATCGAAGTGCCCGAGAATTGTGAGTTTTGCAAACACGCAATCCCTCATTATAGCCCGATTTGTGTTAGTTATGTATGCGACCTTTTTAATGAAGAAGTTGGCTTCTCTGCAATAACTTGCAATGGGGTATCCAAAGACGAAACGATGTATTATAAATGTGAACAATGCAAGCAAGCGGAGGTGAAAGAACAATGATATATGTACCAGGACCGATAATAGTGCCACAAAGGCAGAAAAAAGAAGAAAAGCGCAAAATCAAACTTTTTACAGCAAGCGAAGTTGAAGATATGATTGCAATGGCAATTAGAATGGTCGGTGGGAGTGAGATTATTCGAAAGAACAGGATAGTGGTCAAGCCTATATTCACACCCGATGATAATGCAGTTGATGTTTATATCGCACAAGGTGACTTGGCATCACGACAACGGATAGAAATACCGAGAGTATATGGGAGTGAAAGATGAATAAAAAATACGAAATCATAGAGGCAACGGGCGAGATGTATAAGTGCAACGACCATTACCCCGACACATACGCACTCAACATAGAATGGGTTGCGAAAGAAATAGGTTATGGCAACTTGAACATCACATACAACGAAAAGACGGGCAAATGGCGAAAAGACACCGAATATATGTCGGACGAGTTTTGCCAAGCGGTTCTTGCGAAGTGGCTTGCAAATATGGAAAGGAGTTGAAAGAACAATAGAAACAAGCGGAGGTAAAAGAACAATGAACATTATGGCACTTATAGTATCAATATTGAGTTTTCTCGGCTTTATTTGGCTTTTTGGAGGTGGGCTGAAATGAAAGCAGTAATGAAATCGGTATCGCCCCGAATTTGTGAAAAAGTCGCAAATGGCAATTGTACCATACTCGTGTCTAAGACCGTGCCGAAATGCGAGATGCCGTTCAAATGCTATATCTATGCGACAAAGAAAGCGCAATTGCAAACGATATTCAAGAAAGGCGAGTGGATATTCAGCGATGACCATAGTTTTGGGAAATTCGACGAAAACATATTCGTAAAAGATAGTTTATGCTCGTGGCAAGGTAAGGTCGTTGGTGAGTGTATAATTGACAAGATAGATGAGATTGTACCTGACTATAACCCCGCAACAGCCAAATTCTATTATGGGTATGTTGTCGATACGGCGGCAACTTGTTTAAGTGAAGAAGAACTCCAAAAATACGGGAAGAATAAATCTCTTTATTTTTGGCACATCTCCGACTTGAAAATATACGGCAATCCGAAAGAGTTGGGCGAGTTTTTCACCCCTATGGGGAAAAGACCGTCGTATATGGTTGAAAGACCGCCACATAGTTGGTTTTATGTGGAGGAATTGTGATTATGGAATATAAGAGATTGACAATACGAGATAACATTGGATGTTTCAAGTATGACCTAAAAGATTTTAAGCATAAAATAGGCGAGTTTGGCGATTATGACGCTTTCTTTGCTTATTCAATGGCGGTAAAAAGGCTTGGAGAACTCGAAGAGAAAATCGAGAACGGAACGCTCGTGGAGTTGCCTTGTAAGGTTGGAGATGTAATGTATGAAGTCATTGAGGGTATGCCTATTCAAGAATGGAAAATAGAAAGCATTTGTTTTGATAGAGCACATCCCACAGGAGTTATATGGGCAGAACGAACAAGCGATTTTGCACGTTGGAAATTTTGGATAGAAGATTGTGGTACAAAATGGTTTGCAACCAAAGCCGAAGCAAAGTTGAGAGAACTGAAAGGAGAGAAAAAATGACGAATAGAGAAAAAATATTGTCAAATATAGGCGATATGATGATAGCAGAGCGACTTATTGAGTGCCGCCACTACTATCGAACAATGGAAGAACTGCACTCGGGGAAGTACCAAACAGTGTATGTATTCAATAATAAACTTTATAGTAATCAAGAGGACGCTTTTAATGCAGTTAAAAAATGGCTCGATGAAGAAGCAAACCCGTGTAAAAGACACAAACTTGATGACGATATAAATTGTGGGACAATCGTAATACCACGACCAAATAAGGAGAATTAAAGAATGGAAATAACGACAGGTTGTCCAAGTAACTGCAAGTACATCCACGGCAACAAGTGCATTGCTACCGAGTGCAAAAGAGAAGCAAGTACAACATATATAGTACATAAGTGTAATGAAGAATATTGTTTCTATCCCGAAATCACAAAAGGGAATGAAGTCTGCGATGAGTGCAGAAAAAGAGAGCAGAAATGAAGATTTTACGCAAGATATTATCTTTAATAGCAATAATCTTATGTTTATGTTGTGCATATTATGTATTGTCAAAGTATGCAGAAATAGAAAGTTTGGAAATGCCGATTTTTGGGAGGTGTTGAGATGACAGAAAACGAGAACGCAGAAATGATAGAACAGGCACGGCAATATTTTTTGAACGGCTTTACGGCGGCAGAAATAAAGATTTTGTTGCCCATATCGTCCACCGCCTTGCAAGAGATTATCACGGAACAGCGCAGGGCAGGGGCAGAAAGGCAAAGACAAGTCACGGGGCAGAAAGCCATAATTTTGAGCAACCCACCCGAAAGCCACGAAACCGCACAACAATACGCACATCGCATTGGTGTATCTATTTATAGTGTATATAGGTATACAAGAATAGGAAAGCAACACCCACACCCACAAAGCCGCACACAAGCCATTATAAGCGACTTGCAACAAGGCACGATGACTTTATCAGCAATCGCACGAAAGCACGGTGTAAGCCGTCAAGCCGTGTTTAAGTGTAAAAAATTCTTGTAAAGGGCAAAAAAATAAAAGGCACTTGCAAAACGCAGGTGTCTTTTCTCTTTTAGTTGGGCAAAATATCGCACGAGATAGGGCAAAATCGCACGATAGGCATAAAATCGAATAAGTTATCGAGAATAAAGTTTACACCGCCTTAAAATCGATTTCACGTAGTCAAGGCAAAACGACAAAAGAAAACCCCCACCAAAGTCGGCAGGGGTAAAGGGGTTTGTTTAGTCCATTAAATCATAGTCGATGCAATCTTGCGTTGTTATAGGCTTGTCCAAGAAAAATGCTTTTACACGCTCCGAAAGTGTCGGTTTTTTCTTTGGCAGGTCTTTTTTCGGTTCTTCCCATTTGCGTGGCGGCAAATTTTTATAAATTGTGTTGATTGTTTCCGCCGAGATATACGGTACTTGCAAGCGAATTTCCCGCACATCGTCCGCAGGCTTGTAAAGCATATCACCACGTCCGAGCAAGTTTTCACAACCGCCGTGACCTATTGCAATCACACTCTCACGGGCGTTTGACGTACGCAAAGCGAATTTTGTCGGCGTGTTTGTTTGTATCATACCGTCAACGACAGCAACACGGGGGGATTGTGTGCAAAGCAAGCAATGTATACCGCAGGCACGTCCGAGTTGGCAAAGCCTTATCAACATCGTTTTTGTGTCTTGTGCTTCCGTCTTGTCCGCAGAAAGCATAAGTTCGGCAAGTTCGTCCACGATAATAACAATGCGCTTAAAGTCGTCAGGGCAAGTGTTTATGCCCCGTTGCTCCATTTGTTTATATCTATCTTGCATTATGTTTACAATCGAGCGCAGATAGCCGTTTGCCGTCTTTGGTGTGGTGCAAGTTTTACAAAGCAGATGTGCGTTTTTCAAATCATATCGCACGAGTTCGGAACGCTTGCAGTCGATAAGCACAAAGCCGAGTTTGTCAACGCTTGTTGAACAGCAAAGCGAATTTATAAAAGTGTGTAGAAAGGTTGATTTGCCGCTCCCCGATGTACCCACGCAAAGCGCAGACACCATGTCGTCAACGGATAGTTTAATATATTGTCCGTTGTTGTTTACTCCGATAATCGCTTCTAACGGCTTTAAGCACGCCGCAAAATAGGCTTGTGTAAAGTCGATTGTTGCACGCTCCGAGCGTAGAAAGACAAGCGCAAAATGTCCTTTGTTGCTTGTTGCTTGTTCGACTTGTTCGTGAACGACCGCAGAAAGCAAGCCCGCAATCTTTTTAATTTTCGGCAAGTCTTTTATCGATAGTAAATTAAAGTGATATATAATTGTGTTCGGTGTTATATCGTAAGACACGCCCGTACACGGTGCGCCTAAATCGCTAATCGCTTGCGCAATGTCGTTGAGTTTGTACATTTCAATTTGCATTTTGTGCGCCCCCTTAATCGTTGCCGTTATCAATGCCGAGCCACTCAAAAACATCGTTTGCTTCAAATGCTAATATGTCGTTTAGTTCCGTTTCGTCTATCCCTTCGGGGTATGCGTCTGTTAAAATCGCATCCAACAAGTCCCAACCGCTTGCGCCCAATTCTTCGTCAATGCGTTTTGCCGTTTCTTTTGCGTTTCCCCAAAATTCAAAATATTGTAAATTCGTTTCGTTGATAATTTTCATAGTCTTTTACTCCTTTAATCTCCTAAAATATCGTTTAATCTCTTTTCGGCTTCGGCTTTTGTTTCGTATTCGTCAATCACAAGCAACTTGCTAGTATCTACCATACAAGCGCAATATGTGTTGCCAGACTTCACAACCGAATATTTCGGAACGAGTGTCCCGTTCTCGATTTTATCTTCTAACTCCGCAAGTCTACGATAGATTTTAAGTTCATTTAAAGTCCCTGCCCATTGCGACATAGCCCTTGTTGCTCCGTCTTTATCAGTCAATCTTTTATATTGCCCCATCTTTCTTCGCTCCTTTAATCGCTCAATTTTTCAATCTTAATACATCTTGCAAGCATAACGCCGCCGCCCTTGTCCGCAGTGTTGAAAACCTTGTGCAGAAAATGCGCCCTTGCTTGTGCTTCCGTCCCGTCAAATGTTGTTATACAAATATAACCCGTAGAAAAGTATAGTTTATATATGTTCATTTTTTACCCCCTTATAGCATATATTTTTTGTTGTCTTGCGTGGTATCAATGTCCCGAAAGTGTCGGAATAAACGCCCGCCGTTTTGCTGTATCGCTCAATAACAAGTGTAAAACCGTTGTCCCCGTCAAAATAGTTATCAAGCGTATATTTATATTTTGCTTTGTCGGTGTCTTTTTCGGCGTGGTATATCTCTAAATATTGCGGATATGATTTGTCCGAAAAGTCTTTTATTTCCCTTTGCAAGTGCAGAATATCAATGATTTGTTGTTTTGTGTATTTGCTATAATCAATAGTTTTCATAATATGCCCCCTTATATAATGCCGTTTTCCTTAAACTCTTTGATTAGCCCGTATCGCTTGCCAAGTTTCTCAAAGTGTGCCGAAAAATACGCCAAATCGCTCATAAAATATGAGTTTTCCGAAAATGTCAATTGTATGTTGATTGCCGCTTGTCTTGCTCTCTCTTTTGCTTGTTGGTATTTGTTCATAGTGTTTTACACCCCTTTTTATATTCTTTTATAGTTGTTTAATTTGCATTGATATATTATATCGTTTATTTGCTTTTTTGTTGCTTTTACGTCAGGCAAACCGCAGAAAACAAAATAACCCGCTTTTATTGTCTTTTGTTCGTTGTCGATTTCCGCTTGATAGGTGTTGCCGTTGGTGTTCGGCTTTGTTGCGTATCTAATAATCATATAAACCCCCTTTTTAATCGCCTATAATGTCGGCGTAAGTGTCGCAGATTTGATTGTAAACGCAATTTTCGCAACAATCAATTATTAAACGCTCGGCGCATTGTGTCGCTTTTTGTAGTGCGGTAGAATAGCGGCGCACGGTGTCGGAAAGTGTTTCCCCGTTTCGCTTTTCCCTTTGATAAAATGCTAACAAGTCGCGCGCCGTATAAATGCCGATAGCTTGCGCTTGTTCTTGTAGTTGTGTAAATGCTTGAATACTCATTGATTATAAACCCCTTTTTTGTTAATCGGCTTTGAGCCGTCTGGCGTGGCGTTTTTTAAGGGATACGCCCGAAAACCCTTTTGTTATGCCTCTTTTGCTCTTGTTATTATTATATTGTTGTTTCTTGTATAGTGATATTCGATTTTATATTTGCGCCCGATGCTACTATATCCGAATATATACGCACAAGCGGCGTTATCCGCTGTTTTGGCTTGCAAATATTCGCCGTTTTCGTCTTGCATTAAAACTTTAATTTTTGGGTTGCCGTAAATGCTATTATGCAAATAGTCAATGTCTTTTATTGTTACAATTTTTTTATAATTTTTCATAGTTTGCCTTTATGTCCGTTGATTGTGATATTATAATAATTTAGATGTTTTTTACTTTGATTATTTTATTGTCGATTAGATTTTGCAAAAATGCCCGTTTATTCTTGCTATAATCAAAACCGCCGTAGAAAATCTTGCTATAAGTATTTTTTTCAATATTCCATTCGTATTCTTGTAAGAATAAATATAAGTGTTTGCGTGTGGTGTGTGAATAGTCCCAATCTACGCCGAAAGTTAAAACGCCCGTTTTTTTGTTGATTGTTGCTATTGTGCTGTCGTAAGATTGAAAAGTTATTTCTTTTTTTGTGTCAATAACAAATTGATTTTTGTTGTAAAATTGTTGTACTTTTGCCATAGTTAATAAACCGCCTTTTTATTTATTTGCGGGTATTTTGTCCGCCCCCGCTGGCGGTGTGTGTGCTTGTCAAATTGATACTTTATAAATGCGATTTTTATATTTTTTGATAACATCTAATATAAAATAATCTTCGTATCCTTCGGCATCGTATATATGCCATATTTCGCCGTTTTTTAGATTGTAACGTATTTTGTTTAATTGTTCGCATATTTCATTTTCGCAAGTAAAAAATACTACTTTTCGGGGATATTGTCAACGATTATTTTGCAATTAAAAAATAGACACAATCGCACTTTTTGTTGAGTTATTCGCACAAGTGTATAATTATAATACATTTATATGTTATATGTGTATAATATAGCAAATCACGCACAAGCGATTAAAACGCACTAAAAACGCACACACACGCACACACGATAATTTATATTAAAAGTAAGTTAATAAGCGATTAAAACGCACTAAAAGCAATATATCAAGTATTTATATGTATTTATAGCATTGTGCAAAGTAAATTTATAATATATTAGTGATATAGTATAGTAAAATAATAAGCGAAATTTTGGGGGTGTCAAGCAAATGCGCTTTACAGGGGCAAAACGTGTGTATAGTGGGCATTTTTTGTTGTTTTTTGTTGTAGTGTTCGCATCCGAACGGATAAAAACGGCTAAAATGCTAATAAATAGCGGTGTTTTTGTGTGATAACCCACCCCCACCCCTAAAAAATCGGGACGGGCGGGGCGGTTAATTACCCGAACACTCACTTGACAAAAATTTTGGGCGTGTTAAAATTGTGGGAGAACCCAAAGAGGAGTGTGCGAAGATGGCAGAAGTGAGTTATGGAGCGGTGATAGAGCGTGCGTATAAGATGGTGGACGAGTTGCGTGCGAAGCGGACGGTGGACGATGAGAGTGTGATTGCACTTTATGGGACATTGTATGAAGCATTGCGACAGGACGTGCATTATGTATTGAGTGCGATACCGACGAGTGAGAATGAGAAGCGTATTCGTTTGTTGATAGGGCGATATGTAATAGGGTGCAAGGACAAAAACCGAGTTGTGTGGCTGGGAGCGATTAAGCCGATAGAAACAAGGATTGCTTTGTTGCTGAAAAGGAAACACGCAGATGTGCGAGTTATACAGCAGTATATGGACTTGTACGACAACTTTATGGCATTGGCGAGTTATCGTAGTTTTGAGCATTTTTGCTTGTATATGGAGAGTGATTGGGAGAAGAAAGTGTGGAAGCCGACACTAAACATATTCAAGGGGTGGTATTATTATGCTACCAAAATGGTGCTTGACGGAGATGTGAACTTTATTGAGAAACAGTTGCCTGTGGCTTATGGCAAGAGTTTGAGTGATAACTTCTTGATAGCGTGGATATTCGGGCAGTGCATAGATGACGATGTGATAAAGGTGTTCGGAAACAAGTACAACTGCGGGCGTGCGTTTGATACAATAACCGACTTGATGTGCGATGCGAGATATGCAAAGGTGTTCCCCTACTATGCGCAGTTCGGGGGCAAGAGAGATAACATTTTTGAGATATGCAAGCAAAGCGAGGGTACTTTTAAGATAAGTGGCTCGCAAAAGCCTGTGAACTTTTTGTGCGTTGGCAAAGAGAGTAAAATCAGTGGTGTGCGTGCAAAGTATTTCTTTCTTGATGATATAACACAAGCCGAAGATGCAGGTAAAATCACGGCGCACGATAGGGACATCTACACTTATGAAACGGTATGGAGCAAGCGTTTTTATAGCAATAGGACATCGAGATTGATTATAGGCGGTACTACTTATAGTCAGTTTGACATTTTGTCATATTTGAAGAAGAAGTTTAACATAGCGGGTGCAGTACAGTCGAGAGTGAATAAATATACCAAAGTTGCACACTCTAATGAGTTTGTGGAGAATGGCATATCTGTGTTTATTTGTGTGCCGAAGTTGGACTATGAAACCGATGAGAGTACATACCCTGCGGAATTTTCGACCGAGAAAGCGAGAAAAGAGCGTGAAGATAACTATGCGGTCTTTATGGCAATGAACCAACAAGAGCCGTTGTCCCCGCAAGACTGCCCATTCTTTATGGATAATCTTAATCAATATGAAGATTTACCTGTTATAGGAAGTAAAGAAAGAAGTATATACCATAATGCTTATATAGATACAAAACGCAAGGGCAATGACTTTTGTGCAATGGTGATAGGTTCAAAGATACAAGACAAGCACTATGTGATAGACGGCATTTACGACCAAAGACCGATGCAAGATATATATGAAAGTATTGTTGCTAAAATAATACAACATAATATAATAGAACTTGTAATAGAAAATAATATCAACGAGGGCTTGTCAACTTTGCTTACAAAAATGCTCCGTGAACACGAGTATTATAATTGCAAAATCACCGAGATTTACAATAACGAGAAAAAAGATGACCGTATTGCAGGCGAAGAAGCCAACATTAAGGCAAGAATGGTGTTCCCGAAGTTTGGTATGTACCCAAGAAGTTCGCAACTCGGTATGGCTATGGACGAAATGTATGGGTATTCTTATAAACGAAAAAACGACCACGATGACTGGACTGACGCTTGCGCTGGCTACTCACGTGCGTTCATAAACAATTCCTATGGGCAACAAGCACCACTAATCACCTTTGCGAGATAAAAAGAAAAACTGTACCAGTTGGGAGGATATGGACAAAATTTGGTACAGTCTTTCAGAAAGGGGTTTATACTATGAACCATACTCACAAGAGGTTCATCGTTTGCATTGTATCACCGCTTTTGCGCTTTGTCAATGGTAAAAATTAAAATAATGCGTTTACCCTTGACTTTATGACATTAAAATGATACAATTCAAGTACAAATAAAATGTTCTCAATGGGGGACAGCAGGTTCGAAACTGTTTGTCTTGTAAGTACCTCGCAAGGCATTACCCCATTACAAGAGAACGAGCGAGGTACATATTATGAAAGTTGGTGCAAAAAAAGAACACCAAAGTTTTGTGCAAATTGTAAATTCCACCGTACGTGACAAGAATATTTCACTAAAAGCAAGGGGACTTTTGTCTTTTATGCTATCATACCCAAGCGATTGGGACTTTTCACTCGACTTTTTAGTTAAAGAAACAGGCGAAAAAATCACATCAATACGAACTGCAATACAAGAGTTGATTGATAATGGCTATTTGCAAAGAGTTAGACACACAAACTCAAAAGGAAAGGTTGTATGTTGGGAATATATAATATATGAAACTACAAACCCTAATGATTGGGCAATATAGTAATAATATATATAGTATTTATAGAATATTGTCATAATAGAGCATTAGGGAAAACCACTTGTGGGTAAATCCACTTGTGGAAAATCTAAAAGTGGACATCGAAAGTATAAAATTGTGAATATTTTTGAAAAACCTATTGACAATTTTTAAGGTGGGGCTTATATTATAGGGTGTAAAGCGAAAAAACTTGACAGAAAGGTGTGATGGAATGAAAACTGTAAAGTGTCCGATATGCAGTCATACTTTGGAGAATGTTGAAGTTGCTGACGATGAGAAAGTGATTTTTAACAGACCATTAAAGGAGTTGCCCTTGATAGTATGGTGCGACAACTGCAAGAGAAAAATAAGATACCAAGTAGAGAAAGTCGAGAAACACGACTAATTTTTAATAGGAAAGAGTAGGATATATGGCAGGTGTAAAGAAGATTTTAATTCCCATCAAACCAAGTGAATTGACGATTGAGAAAGTTGTTCCCTATCTCCCTACTATTTTGCAGGCTTTTAATGAAAATGCAAAACAAATTCGTGCCGACTACGAAACTTATTGTTTGCAACACAAAATTCTTACGAAAAAGAGAATACACGATGATGACGATAGCATAAACAATCTTGTGCTTGAACCTCATCTTATGGCAATGGTTGATTGGAAAACAGGTTATGTTTTTGGCAATCCCATAAAATATGCACAGACAAAAGATAGCAACACTGACGATATAACATACCTTAATAAGTATGCAAGATACTCAAATCGCAATGCGGTAGACCAAGAAGTAGGTATGTGGACTTATGCGACTGGTGTTGGCTATTATTTTATACAGCCTACGGACACAAAAGTCGACACCGAAACACAAGCACCGTTTGAACTATTTTGTAGAGAAGCCGATACTTGCACAAAGGTATATTCGTCATACAATGGCAAAAAACCGCTCTTTGATATGCTCTATACGACAATCGAGGAAATAGACGAAAAAAATAGAAGTGAAACTTACGCTATTCTTGATATATATCTTCCTGATATGTATTATCAATATAAGTGTCCTGCATCTATGAACGGCACGATAAGCGGTATTCAATTTGCACAAGTTACAAGTCAAGAACGCAAGGTATACCAAAAACTTCCCCTTGTTGAGAAAAGACTTAACCCCAACGGCATCGGTATTGTCGCAATGGCAAAGTGTATGCAAGATGCACTTGACACTATCGCAAGTAATAGCGTTGATAATATCCAAGAAGTTGTAAATACTATTTATAAGTATAAAGGCATCAATATGGGGGACACTCCCGAAAAGTGCAAAGAAAAACACCAGTTGGTGAGAAAGAACGGTGCTATCGTGATACCATTTGTTGGTGGAAACGGCACAAACTTTGAACCTGACTTGGAGATTGAAAAAACCGATGCACTTGATTTTAGTGATGTTTTGTCGCTCTCGGACAACATTAAGCGTGCGATGTACGAAACAGTCGGTGTACCTCTTGCAACAAACTCAACGAATAGCGGTGGCACTACAAAGAGTGGTAGCGAAGTCGCAAACGGCTATGACAATGCTTACAATAGAGCCTTGACAGACATCAATAACTTCTTGCCTGCCGATACCGACTTGCTTGATAAAATGCTCTTTATTTGCCAAAACACGGCGAACAATAAGGTTGAAGATTTGAAGTTGAGCGAGATTGAAATCAAATATAGTCTTAACCTCAATGACAATATGCAAATTAAGACACAATCGCTTGGCACTTGCATTGGTGTGAAGATGCCGCCGTCAATGGCACTCCGCATTACAAGATTGTCGAACGACCCCGAAGCGGAGGGCAAGTTGTGGGAAGAATATATGGAGCGAGTGGACAAAGAAAATGAAGAAAAGGCACAACGTCAACTCGTGGCGCAACAAGCACTCAAAGCAACACAAGAAACTGATACAAACGACACCAACAAGGGCGACCTTGATGATGAGGAATAAATTTGTCGAGCATAAGACATATAAATTATGCACCATACAGCGTAGAACAGACTACGGTTTTATAAATTAAAGGTATATGGTAGGAGTAATTATGGCAACTATTAAAGAACTGTTGGGCGATGCCTACAAAGATGGAATGACTTTTGAAGAAGTCGAAACTGCATTGTCGGGAAAGAAAATCGTTGACTTGTCGAGCGGTGACTATGTGTCAAAAGACAAATTTGCAAATAGCGAAAGCCGTGCAAAAAAATTTGAAGAAGAACTCCGCAAGAGAATGACAGATGACGAAAAACGCAACCAAGAACTTGCAGACAGAGAAGAAAGATACAAGGCTATTGAGCGTGAAAACTCTTTCTATCGATACAAGAGCGAATTTGGTAGCACGATAAAAGACAGCGCAGTCCTTGACGAAGTAGCAACTGCATTTGCGGACGGAAACTTTGCAGATGCTATCAAAAAGCAAAACGAATACTTTGCAAGAGAAAGAGAAAACTACGAAAAACAAATCAAGGAAGCGGCACTTCACAACAATCCGACACCCGCCCCACAAGGCGATAATGGTTCGACCAAAAAAGCAATCGAGTATTCAATGGAAGAGTGGAACGAACTTAAAGAACACAATCCCCAAAAATACAGAGAACTATTGAAAACCATTAAATAATATAAAACAAGGAGAAACAAAAAAATGGCAAGCATTTTTGACAAAAAGGCGTTTAATGCCGAAGTATTTGGCAGATATGTAGATACGGTTAGCGACCTCCGCAGAAATGAACTTTTGAAAGCGGGCGTTTTCCGTGTTAGAAACGACATCAAAGCAATGTTCCCCGACCAAACTGGTGGTAACTATGCGATGATACCGATGAAAGCACCTATCGGTGGCGATGCAGTGAACTATGACGGTGGCACGGACATCACATCAACCAGCCGTAAGACCTACACGCAAGGTATGGTTGTTGTTGGTAGAGCAAAAGGCTTTACTGAAAAAGACTTCTCTTACGACATCACTGGTGGCAATGACTTCTTGCCCGTTGCAAGCGAAGTTGCACACTATTGGGACAATGTAGACCAAGACATCGTTCTCAAAATTCTCAAAGGTATCTTCTCGATGACGGGTGATGAAAACGCTAAATTCGTAAGAGAACACACTACCGACATTTCGGGTGCGGCTACCGCAGAAGCACAAGTTGTTGGCGCAACCACGCTCAATAGTGCAATCCAAAAGGCAACTGGTGATAACAAAAACATCTTCAAAGTTGCAATTATGCACTCTGTTGTTGCAACTCACCTTGAAAACCTCAACCTTTTGAACTATCTCAAATATACCGATGCAAACGGTGTTCAAAGAGATTTGGGCTTGGCAACGTGGAATGGCAGACTTGTTCTCATTGATGACAATATGCCCACCGAAGCAGTTTCAGGTGGCAGTGGTGACGGCTACACGAAGTACACCACATACATTCTCGGCACTGACGCATTTGACTATGTTGATTGCGGAGTTAAAGAGCCTTATGAAATGGATAGAGATGCGAAAACGAACGGCGGTGAAACCACTCTTTACACAAGACAAAGAAAACTCTTTGCACCGAAAGGCATTTCTTATGCCCCCTCTGTTATTCCGCTTTCACCCCTCGACTCATCTCTTGAAGCGGGTGCATCGTGGACTTTGGCACACGACAGTGACCCGTCAAGCAAATCTTACTTCCCCCACAAGGCAGTTCCGATTGCAAGAATTATCTCTCGTGGCTAATAGCAAGATAGCATAAAGTATAAAGTATAAAGTATAGGAGTATAAATCTATGGACTTTGAAACAATGGTAAAAGCAAGTTATCCATATTTGAGTGATTGCGATGCAAAGCGTATAGTGGACAAGGCAAAAATGTTCTACTATTCTCTTGCATACCCTGCGGATAAGTCCATAGATGAAGATACTCTCCCTATTAAAGGGTTTAGAGCCGAACAATGGGTATTGAGTGCGTGTGACGAACTTGTAGAGCGACTTGGCTTTTCAAATGCGATTGCATATAGAGAGAATGGAGTATCGTGGACTTTCGACAATGCACATTTGAGTGATAGGCTTGTCGGTATGATAATGCCACAAGCGGGAGTGATAGGATAATGAAAATCGGTCAAAGTGTGTGGTATTGCAAGAAGTTGAAGAAAGACACTTATGGCGAGCCTATTGAGATTAGGACGAGATGTAACTACTTTACTGTTATGGGTAAAAGCGGTTATAGCGACATAATTCAATTTGGCGACCAAATCACGTCTTATTTGACAGCAATAGCGCAACCCTATGAAATGTGGGAAGAAACTTTTAACGAGGGTGACCTATTTTACTGCAATGGCAAAAAGCCGAGTGAAGATGAAGATTGGAATGGGCAAAACGCAAACTATGTGGTTGACACAGTAGACTACGGAAATGCTCGTATCAAACTCACACTTAAAAAGGTAGCAGAATGAAGTGGGTAAAACGCAACGATTTGGATAGATATTATTCCAAACTTAAAAACATAAGTGGTGAGAATTTGCAAAAAAACGCACTTGAACTACTTGTGGATAAGGGAGTAAGTGAAGCCAACACGGAATATAGCGGTACACACTTTGAAGTCGAAAGCGAAGTCGATGACAAAAAAGCACGAATAATCGCAAGCGGTAGTGGAATAGCCTATGACGAATACGGCACAGGACTTGTAGGTGAGGGAACTTATGAGGGCGAATTGCCAACGCAAACTCTCACGTTTATAAGCCCTAAACGGAAAGCGGGCGACACAAGACCGCCGAGAGTGAATACGACACACGGTTGGGAGTATTACTACGACAACCCTGAAACAAAGTTTATGGGCGGTTGGTTTATGGGCAAAGGTGGATTTACTCGTGGACAAGTGGCAAGTATGAGAATGTATCATACGGCAAAAAGCCTTAAAGAGTATGTCCACAACGGACTGGCAAAAGACATTAGGAGTAAGCAATGAAAACATTTGTAGATAGCGTGATAAAATACCTTGATGACAAGTTTAGTGCTGATACCACTTTGTCTAAAAAGCCGCTCGGTCACTATGCCTACGAGAAAGACCTTGTGCCTACTGCGGTAACTCCATTTTACACCGTGCAACTTATGGACAACTCTACCGCAAGCGAAACGTTTTTGGCAGAAGCAACTGCAAATTATCCCTTGCAAATCAACCTATATGGTGTTAGAATGAAAGTGGATAAAAAAGACACGGATGCACAGTCCGTTGCCTACATTCTTGCAGATATGTGCAAAGCCTATATGGACGAGTTCAAATACTCACAACGCAACATCGTGCAAATGAGAAGAACAAGTTGCACACCCGCAATGCCCTACGAAGATGGCTCAAAAGCGTACTACTCTGCTATGCGCTTTAACATAATATTAAACAAGGAGAATTAAAAATGGCAAAGAATATACCTTTGACTACTATTGGTGTGAAAGTGTCTTGGGCGGTTGAAACTGTTGCTGGCACAAGACCTACCACAGGTTATAAAGTCATTCACGGCATTTATAGCACACCCGACCTTAACATTGCACCAAGCACAGTTGATGTAACGTCTTTCGATGATACGGTTTTTACAAGAAAAGCACCCGTCTTGAAAGATATTCCTGACAATATGGAATATGGTGTAAAATACGGTAAACAGTTCAAAAAGGACTGGGACGAAATGTATGTTGCATACGCAAATGCAAAAGCGGCAGGAAAAGAAATGTGGTTTTGCGAAGATATCCCCGATGACGAAGATGGCGATTTCAAAAACGCATACTTCTATACAGTTATCCCCACCAAGTTCTCAAAGCCCGCACTCGAAGCAAATGGTGCAATCGATACAAAGGCTTATGCAACATACACAGGTTCGTATGAAGAGGACAACTCCCCCACCTACGCATCAGAAACCTAATCGCAAAAGTTATCCCTTACAAACTATAAAGTAAAATATTAAGGAGTATATGTATGAAGAAAATTACAATCAACGGAAAAGAATATGAAGTCAAACCTATCGACTTTAATGCAATTTGCGCATTGGAAGATAAGGGTTTTTCGCTTCAAGATGCGGCAAAGCAATCGATGAAAACTGTTCGTGCTTTGGTAGCACTTGTAATGGACTGCGATATGGATAAGGCAGGTAAAGAAATAGACCAACATCTTGCAAACGGTGGCAAGTTCTCCGATTTTGCGGTGTTGATTGAAAACCTTACCGAGAGCGATTTTTTTCGCAACATATCCCGCCAACAATAGAGCCAACAGACGAGCCTACCAAAAAGCGAAAAGGCAAGTATGTGTATGACTATCCGTCCATAAGAGAATGGGTGGAAAACGAGTGGCACTATTACGCATTAGTTGTTGGGATAGACGACAATGTTTTTTGGCACTTAACGCCAAAGACGATACAGATATACTTTAAGGCATACAACAAAAGGCGACAAACCGCAGTACAAGATTTGTGGTTACAAGGTAAATACTTTGCGTGGGCAATAGCAAGCACAATAGTGTTTGATAGTAGAAAAAAACCACCCGAATATCCGCCTATGCCTTATGAAGAAGAAGTTGAAATGAGCCAAGAGCAAATTAGAGCATATCGCCGTGCAAGACGAGAGCAACTAAAAGCGTTCTTGGAACACAATAAAAAGAAATAGGAGATATAGTCGTGGCAGACCAAGAGATTGATAGATTACTATTAGAAATAGAAGTCGAGGATAAGACACAAGGCGGTAGTAAAAAGTTAGTCGAGGATTTTGCTACGGCTATTTCTAAATTACAAGCGGAAATAAACAAACTCGACACGAGCAAACTTGAAGCGGTATCAAAGGCTTTGAGTTTTAGTGGTGCTGGCGGTGGCGGTGCAAAAGGCACAAGTGCGGTTGGAAAGCAAAGTGAAGAAGTAAAAAAACTTAACTCCGAACTTAAAAATCTCCAAAAAACGAGAGAGAACATACTTAAACAAAACGTGTTGAGTGGCTCTACACTTGGTGAAGTTTTGGGTGCAAAGTATACCGATAAAGAGGGGAAAACAAGTGTTATTTCCGAAGAGGCTGCTGCACAATTATACGAACAGTTTGGGTTATCGGAGATTGACAAACAAATTGCGGAAGTGCAGAGTAAACTTTCACAAGTGCAAATTCCACAAGCACAAGGTGGTACTACCGAGCAATTACAACAAATCGAGAATGTCACAAAAGCAGTAGATAAAGAATTAGAATTAAATACATTGCGTGATGTGCAAAAGGCACAACTCAATGCCATAAACGAAAAACTAAAAGACCAAAATCTTTCGGAAGAAGAATATATAAAACTAAAAAAACAAGCGTTGAGCCTTGAAAAAGCGATGAAAGGCACGGGCGAAAAGAACTTGTTAAGTGCAATTAAACGAGTTGCAATTTATCGTGCTATTCGTGGTGCATTAAAGGCAATTACAAATGCTTTCAAAGAGGGTTTTGGCAACCTTGCACAGTTTAGTGATGAAGTAAACCAAAAGGTGTCGCAACTTACATCTTCGTTTGCTATAATCAAGAACTCGGTAGCGGTTGCGTTCTTGCCGTTGCTTAATGCGATTACTCCCATTATTCAAAAAATTGCGGTTGTTATTGCAAATCTTGCGAACTCAATATCATATCTATCTGCAAAACTGAAAGGCAATGCAACATATCTTAAAGTCAATACCGATTACTTGAAAAAGTTTAACGAGCAATCAAGACTTTTGTCGTTTGATACTTTTGAAAAATTGCAAGGTGGCGATGATGTAAGTGATATGTTCAAAGAAGTTGAAACAGCAAGTGGCTATGATAACGAGGAACTTGCAAAATCATTTGCGCTTTTAGGTGGCATTGCAACAATCGTTGGGGTGATAGGCGGAAGTAAAATTGTGCAACTGCTAACAAGCGGAGTTATCTCAAAGGGATTAAAGGCTATCGTAGGAAGTATAAAAAGTATAAACCTTGAAATGGTTGCGTGGGTTGCTGGTTTGGTATTGCTCATAGCAGGCATTGTCGATTTGGTGGCAAGTTGGAATGACATAAACTTTGAACCGTGGGAAAAAGCCACAACTATTCTGCTCGCTATCGCTGGCGGTGTTGTTGGCGTGTATGTTGCACTAACCGCTTTGAAAGCAACTCTACCCGTTGCTATTGCTATGGGAATGGCACTCGCAGGGGCGATTGCTCTTATCGGCACGGAAGTTGGCAAAAAAAGTCCAAAGAATTATGCTTTTGGTGGCGATTACAGCAGTGCGGACTTGTTCTATGCGAATGAGAACGGGCAAACTGAACTTATTGCAAGCACGAATAGCGGTGGTGGTGCGGTTATGAATATGCAACAGTTGGAGAGTGCGATTTATAGCGGAATGGTCAAGGCTATGGCGAGCGGTGAAAACGGAGAGAGTGCGATTTACTTGGACGGCAACAAGGTTGGCACTTTTATTGCAGGCAACAACGGTTTTAGAAGTGAAGCAAATCGTAGGAACACAGGCTTGAATTGGAGATAAAACAATGGGTGTGAAAATCGATTACCAAAATAAAATCATAGTGCCAAATGCACCTAATGGGAACGGCAAAAGGCAACTTGACACGATATACTTTACGGGTGCGGGCTATGTTGACTATCCGATAAAGGGAATAAGCCGTGATAGCGCACTCGGTTGGGAAGAGCCTGTTTGGGGCGGTGACTTGACGAGAAGTACGGACTTTGTGTTGACTAACATTCTTGATGTGGACTATGGACTTGTTGCACGTCTTGAAGTATCATATAAATATCTTAATGTACAAGACTATATAGCATTGTGTAAAATAGCAAAAGAGCGTGTGTGCAATGTAACCTATTTCAACTATGAAAAGGGGGAGTGGGTAGTCAATCAAGAGTTTGCTTTTACGAAACAAGAGAAGTCGAAACTCTATGCGTTCGGCACGGAATATCTCGGCTTGCTTGATGTGTCGGTGAAACTTGTTGCAACAAATCGTGATAAAACGGACTTGATAGCCACAGACTTTACAATCACATACAACGCAAATGGTGGTAGTGGCACGGTGGCAAGTCAAAGTGCAAAATGGGGAGATAACCTTGACATAGCAACTTCGAGTGGTTTATCATATAGTGGTAAAACATTCAAAGAGTGGAACACAATGGCGAATGGTAAAGGCGGTCATTATATGCCAAACCAGCACAAAACAATGTGGGAAAATATGACACTCTATGCAATTTGGGAGTAACCTATGGCGCAACTTGAACTCAAAATCGGAGATAAGACCTATAACAAAGCGTGGGTTGACAATCTTTCAAGCACTTCGCAAATATCGAGCGACGCTGCAAGTGTGAACTATGGCGTGATACCAAGCACGGGCAATGCAACAATGCGTGATATTAACGGGCAAATAAGGGCAGACATCGAAAGCGGTGTACTGCCTGTTTCTAACGCACCGACAAAAGTTGTCATCAATGGCAACCAAATTCAAGAACATATCACAAGCGATAGCGATTACGATGTTATTAACCGAGAACTTAACTTGCAATTTAGCGACAGGCTTTCATTGCTCGACAAGGTGACTTATGAGGGTATGCCTTTGCGTGACTATTCAATGACTGCGTATGAAATGCTTGATGATGTAATTGGTTCTTATGGCGGATATATGCGCTCTTATCCTTGCAACTGGTCGGTGTTTTATTTTAGCACTGGCAATAGTGGCGAGGGGAAAGTAACACTTGGGGAAACAAGCATTATCGCACATATACCATACTTGAACGGGCACAACGGGTGGGTTGGAACAAAAATTTCCGCCGAACCAAACAAAAAACATACGTTAAGCTGTTCTATTAGCACATCAAGTTTTTCGCTATTATCTGGGGAAACGGGCTTGCAAGTTGTTTTAGCAACCAGAATCCCCTGTGCCGGCTCTAATCCAAAAGACTATGCGATTGCATCAACACTTTTGCAAAGCAACTCCACAAATATTGTCAATTTAGAGTTTACCCCGACACAAAACTCGGTATATTTTGTAATAATGTTTGACAACGCAGAAAAGAGCCAAACAATAACATTGGAAGTAAATACTGATTCTGTATTGTTTGATGGTTATAACCTGAAAATGGCAACACAAAACCCGTGTGATAGAGAGCCAATAATAGTAGCGAACACGCTTGCGGCAGGTTCAATAAGCATACAGTCATATCTAAAAAGGATTTCATTACAATATCCATTCTTGGAATCTTCATCATATCGTGAAACAATCGAAAAGTTTTGCACATTAGCTCAAATTACATTGGCACTCAACAAAGACGGCAAAATTGAGTTTTATGGCGCACGTCCGATTTTATATGACCGAGATGGGAAAGAAATCGCTGTCCCCAACAACTACAAGATTAGCAATTTGAACAAGACACTATTCTTAAAAAACAAAATAGATGGCGTTGATATTTCATATAATATAGTAAAAAAAGAAAAAAAGAGTAACCAAGATGTATATTCAACTAATTTTTCTGTTTATGACATTTCACCAAAAGTATCATCTTGGACACAAGGTGGGCTTGTAAATGCGACAAACACAGGTCGTAATATAAGCAATATCGAAATTCTCGTTCCAAAACGGCTTAACAACAATCTTATGCGTGTTATTGCTGTGCGAGGCATAAAAATTGCATCTACTGGGACATACAAAAGCGGCACGGTGGACAGTGCGCTAAACGAAACCGTAACGGAAACTACTTATGGCTACAAATGGACTATGCCGCTTCAAGAGCCAGCTGATTTTAACGAGCATACAAGTGGCGCAAAAATCAATATGGCTGATGAGGCTATAATAGATGTGTCAAGCATTATCGATAAACAACAGGTTGAATGTTGGAAGATAAAAATTATAGATGCTGCAATAGACCAGTCTTATAAGTATTACGATACATCCGTTGGTAGTGGCAAATTACAAGATTATACGGCTGATTCAATAGATGTTGTGGTCGTTGCCGATATAGAAGAAACTGTTTTTGAAGAAACTAACAATAGCAGTTTTAATGTTGTAAATGCAAATAACCCCGTTTCTGTCCAAACAAACGAGGTAATCCAAAGCGTTTCTCTTTGCAACACGATACGAGATAACATTATTCACGATTATAATAATGGGGTTTCCACCGCAAATATTGATTTGTTTTGTGGGCTAAAAGACTGGGAAAACGGCGAGATAATACAGCCGAATGACATTTTAACAATCGAGGGCGAAGATGGCTATTGGAGAGTTACTGGAAGAACGTTCAAATATAAAGGCGCACCGACTTTGAGTTTGGAGTTGCAAAAACAAAAAACAAAAGACTGGCACTATCTTACTGGCAATATTAGTTCTGGCACAATTAGTACGGGCGATTTTACGTCAAATGGTACTAAAAAAGGGACTATAAAATTGCCCACAAAAGATTATTTTGCGCACACTGCTGGCTTTACTGTAACCGTGAATTTCAATACAAACGGAGATACATCAATAGTAAAAGGTGCTGGTTTTAATAGCGTTAAAGTGTCTAAATATAATGCGCTCGGCATACACACTTGTAATTGCTATATTGATGCGAACTGGGTAGCTGGCACTATCACTTATACAGCGGAGGAAAAATACGACAAGCGTTTAGGCATTGGGCGTAAAAGTTATGTTGAAAGCATTACAATTACCACAATAGACCAATTCTATTAAACATATTGACATTTTCGACAACGTGGTATATTCTATTTAAGAGGAACAAATATGTGTGATTTTGAATTGACAAAAGGGAAAGAAACAAGAGTTGCGTGGTCGACAAATGTTGATTGCGGCACGGTTGTATTTGTGTGTGAAGAACTCGGAATCGTGCGTTCATTCAGCGCATACGACAATCTTATTGTGTTTAGTGCGTATGAAACAGAGCAAATGGCAAAAGGTATATATTCATTCGAGATAAAATCTAACGAAAATACTAAATATAATGGAAAGTTTGAAGTAAGAGAGCCAGAAAAAAACGAGAAAAAGGAGAACCAAGATGGCTGATTTGCAAATAGTACAAGGCGATGATAAACATATCCGTGTGAGTTTTGACGGAGAAAGTGCTTCAAGAGTTGCAGGCTTTTACTTTTCAAGCAAAGACCTAAACCTTACCAAATACTTTGACAAAAAAGTGGACGGGAATTGGTATCTTGATTTTACAAAGGAAGAAACCGCACAATTCCCTGTCGGCACAAAAAACTTTGACATCACCGCAAAAACAATTACAAACGATATAATCACGGGTATTTATCACGGCACAATGTGTGTGAAAGAAAAAGATAATAAGATAGAGTAACAACAATGGACGATAAACTTACTGTAAACTTAATAGATGAAAAGGTTACGGCAAGTGGCTTGAATGACGATAGTGTTGTTGTTGACAAGGAAGATGAAACCCTAAACGTAAGTTTCCAAGATGAGAGGTTGGGGGCAACGCTTGGAGATAGCAAACTTGATGTGCAGTTGGCGGTTGGCACTTTTAGAGAACACGACTACAACAAACTCATTAACCAGCCACAAATCAACGGAGAAACCTTGCAAGGTGACAAGTCTGCACAAGAACTTGGGATTGTCCCTATTCAGCTATCATCGTTTAGAGCCGTAGAACAGCCCACAAAGAGTTTTAGACAATCATCCGATATATTTGTCAACAATGGTGCTAACGGTTTTAGAATGACGTTACAACAAGTCAAGAATATGTCCACGAAGATTGTCGCTGTTAAAAATGTGTCCGAAGTCGATTTTAGCAAACTTGACAAGGACGATTATGTATACACTGAAAACTAATAGGAGTGATATAAATTATGTCAACTGAAAAAAGGAAAATACATCGTGTAATAGATGCCGCAGGTACTTTGGTGCAAGTTCTCCCCGAAACTTCGGCTGAACAAGTCACACTTGCTGATGCCGCAGGTAACTTTACATCAAACAATGTAGAGGGTGCACTTGCGGAAGTAGCCCAAGATATTGCAGCACTCGAAACAGGGTTTGCGACCGCAGGCAAAGTCGATGATGTCCAAGACGTAAATGGTGCGTCTATTGTCACGAACAAGATTGCGAAACTATCAAAAGCGGCAGTTGGACTTGGCAATGTTGACAATACGGCAGATGCAAACAAGAGCGTTAAACACGCAACGAGTGCCGATAGTGCGACAACGGCAACTTCCGCAACTACCGCTAACTCGGCAACGAAAGCAACGCAGGATGCAAGCGGTAATGTAATAACAACCACCTATGCGACAAAGAATGAGTTGCGTGATGGCTTGGCTGGAAGAGCAACCACAAAGACGTACGAGAACTATCAAGCATTTGTCACAGCAATGGGATTGTTGCAGAAGTCGGAGTTGAAAGTTGGTGACAACATTTACATTAAGAAACTTGATGTGCCTGATATGTGGGTTACGGCGGTAAACGCAACAAGTGCATCATATACTTATACAAACGACCAAGCAATCATAAACGCACTCGACACCACGAATGGTCTTACTGTTGGTTATTTCTCGTTTTCTAAACTTGAAACGGAAAAGGTTGATTTGTCAACTTATCAAACCAAAACCGACAACACTCTTGAAACTACTTCAAAGACGGTCGTTGGCGCAATCAACGAAGTAAAAGGCACTGCTGGCAGTGCGCTCTCGAAAGCAAACGCAAACGCTACCGAGATTTCAAACCTCAAAGACGGCACGACAAAAGTCAAAAAAGCCGAAACCGCCGACAATGCCACGAATGTTACGACCTCGATAAACGGCAAAGCAATCACAGACATTTTTGAAACTAATAGCCCAACTGTTAAAAATGCGACCAAAGCGACTAATGCGAACTATGCAACCTCCGCTGGCAAGGTGTCGAGTGCATTAAAGATAAAAGTTGTAGATATGGTGTCGGGCGGTATCCGCACACTATCTTATGACGGTAGTTCGGAAAGGGAGTACGATTTGGACACAACAGATTTCCAAACTACAGCAGGTACGGCAAACTCTCCTACACCCATTTCATTGCGCCCAACAGGTGTTAAACCCACAGGCGTCACCGTAGAACAATACAGTGCCGTGAAAGTGGACGCAAAAGGTCGTGTTACGGCAGGCGGTCAGTCAATCGAATGGGGAACAAGTGGACAAACAACGCCAAGTGGTGACTTGATGACTGGTGGCTTGTTTATGGAGTTGCAATAATAATCTTCGTGAGAGGGAAACGTAATGGCAACGTATAAACTATATAAGAAAACAAGTGCTACGGCGAAAGAGGAGGTACAAATCCCCGCTTCTTCGGTTAGTGGTTTGGCAAACGTAGCTACGAGCGGAAGTTATAACGATTTGAGCAACAAGCCTACGATTCCAGATATTAGTGGTAAGCAAGATAAACTCACAGCAGGCTCAAATATCACGATTTCTGGCAATACAATTTCGGCGACAGTACCGACAATGACATTTGATGGAACAACATTAACGATAAACCTATAAGGAGCTAGCAAGGTTATGCCTTTAAGAGTAAATGGAGTCAGACCTGATGATGTGGCTATTAAATCTAAAGAATATCTTATTCCGCAATATCCTAAAATAGTCAAGTGTGTAGATAAGGTTGTTTGGACGCGTCGTTATAATTTTACATATTCTTTAACAAAGGGCGAAACAGGTGTACACTTCCCCGTTGTTAAAGCAAAACGCTTATCAACAATAGACCCAGATGTGACAACTGGTGCTTTGGCGAATGGTGATAAAATCTATTATGGAGATGTTGTAGAAATACAGGTTTCACCCATAAACACTTCCGAGTGTATTGACACATATACAATAAATGATGGGGTAAATAATAGGAGTAACGCTGTTATAACAAAAACCGTTACTACTAACTTGAATGTTAAGGCAACATCTAAATACTACGCATCACCTCAAATTACGTGCGTAGTAGAAACAACAGGTATACATTACAATAAATATACTGTCACAATTACAAACCCAAATAATGTTGATGGCTATGTCCATTATGAGATTTATGGTAGTGGTCAATATTTACTAAAAGAAGATACGGTTGATTTAAGCGCAAAAGAAACACTTACGATAACTGGAAGTTATACTTGGTATAAAAGCGGTATGTATGTGGAAGCATATTTTCAAGACAGTGATAACTATTATTCAGCGATAGGTGACCAATTGGCTGTAAACAGCTACGAGTCTTCTACTGGCGAAACCACAACGACATAAGGGCAAATTGAAATGAAAACAATCAAATTAGAAGAAAGCGGTGACTTTACACTATATAAAGAAGTCCAACCGATAAAATCATACGGTACTACATATGGATATTGGAAGAATACTAAAACAGGTGAGAATTGTGGTCAAATAGTATATGTATACGAGGGCGACGACGATTGCTACGAACTTGTTGTTGACAAAAAGGAGGGAGAACAAGGTGGACAATGAATTTGCTACCGAGTTTCAAAATTCGGCGTTCTATTATAGATTGTTTGATAACCAAGATGTTGTTATGATTTATGTTGCGGGCTCTCGAATTTGCAATGTGATAGATGAGCGTAGTGACTATGACCTTATTGTGCTAACAAACAACGAAGACGACGATAACTCAAACATATTCTTAGTGTGGAAGGGTAGGAAGATACATTGGTATTGGAGAAACATTGACACATTTATGGAAAATGGGAACACTTATCCTGCTCGTTACTACGGTAATCTACTTTTCGGTTACATACACGATGACTGCATTATCTATAAGAACGAGAAGTACGCCGACAAGATAAACGACTTACTTAACAACAAACGAGATATTGCAATAAATGGCGCGAAACTGTTTTACAATGCAATGAAACCGCTTGTGGAACGCATATGCGAAAAATCGCGTATTGACGAATTTGACTATACGAAGTATCTCGGTCACCTTTGTGTGACGTCTTATTATGTGTTAAACGAGCCAATTGATAAAGAATTGGTTCTCAAAGCAAAGCGTATTCGTTGGCAACCAGTTGATGAAGATACAAAGGGGAAGATAATTGAACGCTTGCGCTTGTTAAAAGACTTTATGGAAACAAAAACATCACAAACTCAAGTGTTATAAAACTTTTTTCAAACAAAATTGACATAAAGTATTGACATTCTCGGATAAATGGTATATTATGCGAGATGAGTAGGTAGAAGTATGACGATTGAGATGATTGATTTCGATAAATTGGAACAGGAGCAGGCGGAAGCGAAAGCGAAAGAAAAGGCGATACAAGTGGCAGATACCACAGATAAGCCAATTGCTGATGTTTCATTGAAAGATGTCAAATTCAAACTGAATACGAACCAAACCTACGAAGAGCAAGCGAAAGATGTCGTGAACGCAATAGCGACGGTGAAAGCGGTGGAAGATGAAGCAACCGTTCAAGCCCTCGCAAAAGGCAAGCAAGACGAACTCATTGGTGAGCAACAAGCAAAAATTACCAAGACGAAAAAGGACTTGAAAGACAGCGAAACCGAGTTGCAAAAGTCCGAGTTCGATAGCAACAAGACGCTTTTCGACACGTTCAATATCGTTTCGCATTTGCCCAAGTGGTTGCAGATGATAGTCGTTCCGCTATTGACACCGTTCTATCTTATCGGCGTGCTTGTAATCAAAGTACCGTGCGGATTTGTAAGAATGTTGATAGACGGAGTTGATGGTATCATTTGTCGCTACGAGAAAGCGGACGAACGCACACGACCGAGAATTAAGGTCACGGTCTGGGTTATATTCGGTCTTGCAGTTGCTGGCGCAATCGCGCTTGGCGTACTGGGTGGACTGAAAATTATATAAGAATATCATTAGGAGAGATATTATGGATTTTATCGACATTGAAAAACTTATGCGAACGGAACTTGCTAAATGCGACGAGTTCCTTAACGGCAAAGACAAAGCAGTTGCAAAACTCGATGAAGCACGTATCGCATTGGAAGAAGCGGAACAAGCCGTTGCCGAATACGAAAATGCAGATTATGTTGCAAAAGTGGTTGCCTATCGTGACGATTTGAAATCGAGATTGGGCATTGTCGATGTGGTTGAAGAACCCGTTGCCGAAGTAGCGGAGGCACACGATGAGCAAGTTGTTGAACAATGTGCGGTTGCCGAAGTTGCAGGCGACGAAATCGTGGAACAACCGCTCTTGTAAGATACACAATAAGGGGAGTTTTAGTTCTTGGCTGAAAACATTTTGTAAGGGATTTGGACTACTCCTAACTTACGAAATCATAGAAGAACTCATAGAAGAAGCAATAGCCTACACTATAACAACCGTCATTGCCAAAGCCGTATCGTTTTTGTTGGTAGTAATCCTAACTCAAACGGTAAAAGTTACGGCAAAAGGTCTTGCAAAGGGTATCACGATTGCACTTAAACCCGCAATCAAGAAACTTACCTATAAAGAGGGTAATGATAAGATAACAAAAATTATAAAGGTGATAAATATGTGTAAGGAAAAAATCAAGGAAAACAAATTCTTGAACTTTTTGAAGAGAAACCCGAAGTCGATTATCGGTATTCTCGTTGGTCTTATTGCTTCACTTGCAAGTGGTGGTGCTACAACTTGTGGATTGCTTTTTTACAATGTTGAACTTCCGCTTTGGGCAAACATCTGTATTGGTGTTGTCGTGTGCGCCGTGCTTTTCATCTCTATCGTGTTTGGTGTAAAAGGTGCAGGCTTTGAAAACGCAAAACAATATCAAGGTAGAAAAGTTGCCGAAAAACTTGGATTTGATAAAGCCTATGATGCAATCTTGAAAGCAGAACAAGACTTTGAAGCCGAAGAAGAAGCGAAAGCAGAACAAGAGAAAGCCGAAGAAGAAAAACGACAAGCGCAATATAAAGAGGCTTGGAGAAACGACATCCTAAACGGAGTGTTTGACGGCTCACTTGAAGAATACACGGTAGTCAAAGAACAAGAACTTGCGAAACTTAAAGCAAAACAAGAAGAACAAGAGAAACAAGCACAACTCGAAAGGTTGAAAGCGGAGTATCGTTCGGCAGTCGCAAACCTCGGTTACACAGGCTCGTTTGCAGACTATCAAGCAGAACAAGCAAAATAATAATAGCCCCCACAGTCCCCTAATGATGAAGTCGTGAGATTAGTTGTTAGGGGATTTTCATAACCAAAAGGGTGAATTATGAACAAGGCCGTGAGTTTTCACTTTATGATTGCACCAAAGACGAATTTACTGCCTATTGCTTGTCAAAGAAAGTGCGCCGTGACCGAGTGGAATATGTATGGGATATTTTGCGGAGTAGCACTTCGGTAGTGGATTTAGCCGAGAAATACTATGTTGAGCCACAAACCATTTTACAAGATAGGTGGAGATATAAGAAAAAACTTTTAGATAAATAATTTATAATAATACAATACTATCTTTATAGCATAATAATGTCATATAGAATGTGAAGATTTACCGATGTCGGAAAAACTTAATGTCGGTAAAATCCTATTGACAAATAATAGTATATGTGATATTGTATATGTAACACGAACCGCACGATACGCTATATGCCAGTATCGTCAAGATTAGTCCCCCAAGAAATTGCGCACTCTTGGCGGCTTTTCTTTTTTTACCCTTGACTTATTTGCTTTGCCGTGTTACGATAATTACAGTCATTAGATAGACCTCCTTAAAGAAAGACCGAGATTAGTCACCCAGTGCGGTGGCTTTTCTCGTTTTTAGGTTCTTGTAGATAAAGTGTAGATTGAACTCTGCACTTTTTTATTTTACGCTCAAATTGACGAAAACGATAAGGCGGTGTGCTTTATGGAAATTTACGAAGAATTAGGTTTGATACAAGTTGAGCCGAGTGCAATCCCGACTGTGCTTGGCAATGACGAACATATATTTTTAATTTTGGAGGAAAACTCAAATGGTTAATTATGCAAACAACTATGGTTTTGGAAACTCTATGCCGACAGCAACGCAACCTTATGGCTATCCGTACACACAAAACCCATTCCAACAAATGCAATCTCAACAGCCCACAATTAATACAAACAAAACCTATGTTAGTGGCATTGAGGATGTAAGACTTTATCGGTTGCCCCCAAACAGCGAATATATCTTTTTAGACAACGATAAATCAATACTATATCAAAAGAAAGTAGATAGCAATGGGCAGTTTGAAGTCAAAGCATACGAAATTACCGAGTGTAACGCCGATACGGCAACGGTAGCGCAATCTTCGATAGATTTATCAAACTATGTGCCAAGAGAAGAATTTGCCGTACTACAAGGCGAAATCAAGACACTCAACGAGAAAATAGCAAAACTAACAACAAGGAGTACATCGTATGGAGCAACAAACACCACAACCCAACCAACTCAAACCAAGCCAACAGTTAGCATATAAGAGAGTGGTCGCCGAAAACAAAAAGCTCAAAGAGCAAGTGCAAAAACTCAAAGACGAAAACGAAATGTTACACGCTTTTATAGGAGATAAGAAATGAATATATTAGGTGGTAATAATATGCAAAATGGTGGACTACCGCCACAACTTATGCAACAAATACAACAAGTAAAGGGGCTTATGGCACTGTCAAAGGGAAACCCAATGGCAATCTTGCAGAATAACCCCCAAATGCAACAAGTTATGCAAATGTGCAAAGGACAAAACCCAAAGACTGTTTTTGAGAATATGTGCAAACAGCAAGGGGTAAACCCCGATGCAATTATAAATGCACTTAAACAATAATACAACACGGCAAATGACGTCTAATGCTGTTATGTATAAATAATATATTATAAAGGAGAAACAAACAATGGATAGTGGTATTCAACCTGTAATGAATATGAACCCTTACGGCGGTGCTGACTGGGGCGGTGGCGATGGTTTGTGGCTTTTTGCTCTGCTTATATTGTTCGGTATGGGCGGCTTCGGTGGATTTGGTTACGGTCGTGGAGTTGACGGTAGATGTGCAACAGTAGAAGATTTGAACAACAGTGCAAACTTCACTCGTCTTGAAAGTCAAGTTATGAACAACGGAAATCGTACCGAATACAAGACGGACGCAATCCAAAACGGAATTTGTAATCTCGGTTACGAAATGGCGCAACAATTTAGCAATACAAGAGCGCAACTCGCTGACTGTTGCTGTGAACAGCGTGTGAGCCTTGCCAACACCAATGCACACATCGACCAAGCAACTTCACTTATCAATGCAAACATCACGGCACAAACCCAAAAAGTGCTTGACAAACTTGCAGAAGATAAAATTGCGGCACTTCAAGGAAGAATTAGTCAACTTGAATTGCAACAAGCAGTATGTGGCGTAGTGCGTTATCCGACTTCCTACACCTACAATGCGGGCGCATCTCCGTTCTGCGGTGGTGGCTACTCTTGTGGATGTGGCTGTGGCTATGGCGCAATTTGACACTAACGAAAAACTAAATTAAGGCTCTGTTAGCCGATGACTTTATAGCATAGGGGGCAGGGCAACTTGCCCCTTATGTTAGGTGTAAAGCGAAAGTGCTTGACACTATAATATTGGTGTAAAGCAAAACTACTTGACACAACTAAAAATTATATATAGGAGAAATAAACTATGTCTTGTAATTCATTAATTGATGTTGCAACTACAACTTCGACTTCGGTGTTGGCAAACGGTGTGATACCTTTTAGCACAATCGTCCGTAGACGTGGTAGAGAAATCGGACAAGCGGGAAGTGCGGTGGCTATAAGTGATTGTGGCTCGAACTTTTATCTTGTAAATGTTACGGCAACCTTTACTGCCCCTGTCGCAGGAGATGTCACTTTGACACTCCAACAAAACGGCTCGGCGGTTATTGGCGGCACGGCAAGTACAACAATCACAACGGCAACCACCGAAACTCGCAGTTTGTCTTTCTCGGCAATCGTAAGGACTTACAACAGCCAAAGCATTGTCGATGTTTTAACGCTTGTAAATAGCGGTGTAGCAATCACTTTGTCGAATGTTGCGATGTCGGTGATAAAACTTTGAACAAAGAGCAATAGGCTCTTAAAGGAACAACAAAAATGATTAAACACGATATACGGCATATCATTGAGTATGGCAAGAAAGACGATATGGAAGCCCTTGAAGATTTATTTAACGAAGTCGTAGAAGATTTGCGTGAAGATGACAAGGATAAATATTGTGAGATTGCCTATAAAATTCACAAGATTGCGTATGACGGACACTTGGGTGAAGAACTTGCAAAGAAGTGGGTTTCGTGTATGGAGAACAAGGACGGCACAAAGGGTGGGCATTGGACTTGGGAAGAAACGGAGAATGTTAGACAACAATATGCACCGCACCTTGACAAAAGCGACTTTTACGCCACCGTAAATATGGTATACAGCGACTACTATAACCCACGATTTGACACGAACACCTATGTGCAACTTGCAATCGATTGGCTCGATGACAAAGATGTCGGTGGCAACAAAACACTCAAATACTATATGTATGTTGTAAAATAACATATTGACTTTTTCTTACACATGTCTTATTATATTAGTGTGATATTTGGGACAAATAATATTCACACACACCGTCACGAATAGCGAATATTGTTGAGTTTGCCGTGAACTCGTGACACAACCGCTCTTGAAATATAGGGCGGTTTTTTATTGCAAAAATATTTGAAAAAACCCTTGATAAACCATTGACAATATTGTGGAATGGTGCTAAAATAAAGACAATCTAACAAGGAGGTGGACAATGACAAGAATTGATGAACTCGCAATGAAGTGTGGCGTAAGCCGTTCGACAGTTATGAATGTGGCGCAACGAATACACGAGATTGAGGGTGGGAATGAATATCGATACCCCACCGAAGAAGAAATCAACAATAGACAACGCTACTACAAAAAAAGTGGTAGACCGACAAAATTCAAAATGAAAGAGGAGTAATACTATGATACTAACAATTACAGGTAACATTAAAAGTATTATATTGCAATTACAAGGTATGCAAGCGTTTTATGGAGATAAAGAACTTGTATGCAATGTGATAGCCGAGGAAAAGGGAGGACAACAATGAGCAATTTGCACCGGATTTTTGAAGATATTTTCAAGACAATGATTGAGCCCAAAAAACAAGATGAAACCGAAGTGCCGTGTACAAGTGCAATTATGGATTATTTCAATCAAGATGTGGACTTTGACAATTTGGAAATCTTGCGTGGCTTTATCAATGAGGTTAAGAACAACCCAAACGATGTTATACGAGTTATATCGCAAGAGGTGGACAGCCTTGAAGAAGAACTTGTCGAGAATGGAGTATGCCCACTTTGCGGGAATAAACTCACATTTGAACACGATGAGAGCCTTGACACTTATGTGCCTTATGGTAGCACTACCGTGAAAGAAAGCAGTGGTGGACAAATGGTGTGCGATTGTTGCGGTTATAGGAGTGAATAATGAAAGATATTATAGGGCTTACAAGTAGAATAGTTAAAGAGAGTAATCTCAAAGTGCCAACGATTGCCAAAAAGTGTGGAGTAAAACCACAAACAATTCATCATTGGTGTAGAGAAAAGCCGAGTGACGCTTTGGTGCAAAATATCAATGCCGTACTCAATGTATGTGGTTACGAACTTGCGATAGTGCGAAAATGCGAGGTGGACAATGCTGAAACAAGAGAGCAACAAAGATTATCATAGCAATGGTGCAGTGTCAAAATCCACGCTTGCAAAAATGTCGGTCAATCCGCAATACTACAAGTGGTGTCTTGACAATCCGCAACCACCGTCCGATGACTTAATTTTCGGAAGTGCATTTCACAAACTCGTGCTTGAACCGCAAGACTTTGATAAAGAGTTTGCAATTCTCCCCGAATGTAATCGTAGGACGAAAGATGGCAAGGCTTTGTATGATGACTTTATGGCAAAATGCTATGAGAACGGACAACAAGCAATCACGCAAGACGATTATAATGTAATTTGCGCAATGCGAGATAGCGTTATGTCGAACAAATACGCTGTGGCTTTGCTTAAAGGAACTCACGAGCAATCAATGTATTGGGTGGACAACTTTACCCAAATCGAGTGTAAGTGCCGTCCTGACTGTTACAAAGCGTTAAAAGGGCATATCATAATAACCGACTTGAAGTCGTGCCGAAGTGCCGATATAAAATCAATCGAAAAAGATGTTGTGCAATATGCCTATGACTTGCAATCTTATATGTATAGTCAAGGCGTGAGTGAAAACCTAAAAGTGCCGATTGAGAACATTGACTTTATGTTTGTGTTTGTCGAAAAGAAAGCACCATATCAAATCAACATCGTGCAAGCAAACGAGTATGTGCGACAACGTGGCGAAAACCTATTCCGTGAATACATTGGCACACTCAAATACTGCCGTGAAAGTGGCAACTACTACGGATATATGGGAGCGGAAAATCTACCCAACGAACTCTCACCACCGAGTTATTTATTGAAAGATATAGGAGAATAATATATGGACGAACAAATTAACCCAGTTGAACCAACAAAAAGCATCGAAGTAATCAAAGAACCAAAAATGCAAAATGCACCTACTATGTGGAGTGATAGTAAATTATATAATCAATCACTTCAAATGGCAAAAGTGCTTTCGCAAAGTGATATTGTACCACAACAATACAAGGGGAAAGCGGGCAACTGCCTTATCGCAATCGATATTGGCAATAGAATTGGTCTATCCCCCGTTGTTGTTATGCAAAATTCTCAATGTGTCAATAACAACTTCACTTGGAAAGGGAGTGCGTGCAAGGCGATGATAGATGCTTGCGGTCGCTATCAAAAAACAAGATATGTTGAAGTCGGTGATGAGGGGAAAGATAATTTTGGTGTTTATCTTGAAGCGATTGATAATGACGGCAACATCGTAAAAGGTGTAACAGTAACAATCGGAATGGCGAAAGCAGAGGGGTGGTATGGACGGAATGAGAAATGGAAGAACCTTACTTCTTTAATGCTTCGCTATCGTGCGGCGGCGTTCTTTATGAGAACTGAATGTGCGAGCATTGCAATGGGTTTCTTGACGAAAGAAGAAGTCGAAGATATTTATGGCAAACAAACGATAGACAATCAAAAAGCAAGCGTAGTATATATGCTTGATGAAGAAATAAATGGTGAGGTAGTAGAATAATGTTTGGAGTAGGAAGTTATGCAACAATATGGAAAGTAGAGAACAGGGGCAACTATGATGTTTGCCAACTCTCAACGCAAAAGAAGAACAAAGAAACGGGGAATTATGAAACCGACTTCGCTGAACAAGGAGTGCGCTTTGTCGGCAAGGCACACGGTTTTCACCCGCAAGAAAAACAAAGAATTAAAATCACGAATTGCGGTGTAACCAACAAGTACAACAAGGAAACAAAAAGAAAATACTACACCTTTGTTGTGTTCGACTATGAACTTGTAGGGGAACAACCACAAGCAAGCAACACTATTGAAGAAGATTTGCCGTTTATTTTCTAATGATACTAATAGAAGATACAAGACAACAAAAGGGTAAGCATAATAATGTGCACAAATACTGTGATAGTCAAGGGATTGAAATATATCCTTTGACACTCACGGTAGGTGATTATATGCTCGGAGAAGTGCAAAATGGCAAGGTTGTGCCGATTGGCAAGTGTGCGATAGACACGAAATTTGCATTGATAGAACTTGCAAACGATTTGTCGAAAGATGAGCAAGCACTCGACAAGAAGTATCGCAAATGCTATGAGCAGGGGATAAAACTCATCGTGCTTATTGAAGAACCATTCGGTAGTATTCAAGAAATAGCAAGTTGGAAAAACCCACACGGCTTTGTAAACGGTAGGAAACTACTTGACAAAATGCACCGCCTTAAAATGATGTATGGTATCGACTTTATGTTCTGCGACAAAAAACGCACAGGCGAAACGCTAATTAAACTATTGAAAGGAGTATAACACTATGAATTTTATTGAAAAGATACTAAAAGAGAGCCTTGCAAGGATTGCGGTTAGCGACCTTTGCGAGCCGATAAAAGAGAAACTTGCCGAAATCGGTGTGTCTTGGGAGTACAAAATCACCGAAATAGACATTGAAAAAATGGACAAAATGGCAAAAGAACAAATTGAAAAAGAACTCAATACGTCCGTGAGAAACCTTGACGATAATGGAGTGCAATCACCAGAACTTATCAAGTTTTTTAGGGAGAAAATAGCCAATGAAACCACAAAAGCCGATAACTGACAAGATGAAAGAGCGTGCTAATGCGATGTATCTTCTCTTGAAACAAGGTGGATTTTGGACGAAAGAACAACTCGGTGAACGTTTGGGGATTAAGAACGAACGCACAGTAAGAGATATTATATCTGCCCTATCAAAAAGAGTGCCTATCATATCCACTTCCGATAACAAGGGATATGCACTTGCTATGAGCGAAAAAGACCTTGAATATGTGATACATACTTGGAAAGAACACGACAGCCGTCAACAAGAACTCGAAGAACGCAAAAAACCTTTGATAAAATTCTACGAAAAATATAAAAATAATTGTTGACAAACAAAACTCACAGGTGTAATATGTAAGAGCAATCAAGAGAAAATGGTTGCTACCTCGTGTTGTTGAGTGGAAACGGCAATGCGATGATAAACTTAATAGCACGAGGAGTTGCCCCGTAACAATGCTGTTTTCCACCACGAGCAAAGTTATGGGGCATATTTATTACTATGAACTATGATGACTACCTTTTGTCGGTGGATAGTTGCTACTTGCCTAAATTGGGAGAATGTGAAAAATGCCCTTTTATGAAGAAGTGCAACGGAGGAGAAAAATGCTTAATGCCAAAATCACAATACAAACACCGTGATAGGCGAGCATACTATCAACAAAAAAAACTGCAAGCGCAACAACTTGCTTTGGGGGTGCAACTATGAGCAACGAAACAGTATATGATGAACTTATGTGCTTTGTGAGATACTTGCGAAGTCAAGATTGCCCTTTCGGGTGTGTGGTTGACAAAAACGGCACAAAATCACTACTCATCACCGCAGACGAACTCGGTTATGCAGTTGAACAATATCTATGGGAGAAACTATGAATAACGAACAAAGTATTTTTGATTTATTGCCAGAAGATGACAAAATGAAAAATCACTTGGTAAGAGAAAAATCAACAGATTGGAAATGGAGTTTTGCCGACTATCCACCTAAAAATGGCTTGAAAGTTTTTTCTTGCTTTGCTTGTGGGGGGGGCAGTACAATGGGATATAAACTTGCAGGGTGCGATGTAATTGGAGATTGCGAACTCGATAAGAGAATGAACGATGTGTATGTCAAAAACCATCACCCGAGGTACAACTATCTTATGGATATTCGAGATTTTAACAATCTTGACGACTTGCCCGAAGAACTTTATCACCTTGATATTCTTGATGGCTCGCCGCCTTGCTCGACTTTTAGTATGGCAGGAGAACGAGAGGACGCTTGGGGCAAAGAAAAGAAATTCCGAGAGGGACAAAAAGTGCAAACTCTTGATGACCTTGTGTTTGTCTTTATCGAAACCGTTGCAAAATTAAGACCAAAAGTTGCAATAATGGAGAATGTTGAGGGGGTGCTTTTGGGTAGTGCTTGGAAGTATGTCAAACAAATCTACAAAATGTTCCACAATATAGGTTATAAAGTGCGACACGAACTCTTAAAAGGCGAAGATATGGGTGTGCCACAAACTCGACATAGAGTATTCTTTGTAGCAACAAGATTAGGTTTTGACCTACAAGATATTGACCTCAACTTCTACTATGAGCCTATAAGATATAAAGACATAAAAGATGGCATTGGACACACGATTGGGAGAAACACAAAAACTTTTGCGATAATGCAAAATGCACAGAATGGAGATAAAAGCATTGCAGGCACACGTGTAAGAATGGGGCAAAAAGGTAGTGCCTATCAAACTTATTATATAAGACCAAATGATATAATGATGACTTTAAGAAGCAAACCAGATATTATCGACCTTGAAGAACAATCGTATATAAGCAAAGAAAGCATAAGAAATGCCTCAACATTTCCCCAAGACTATGACTTTGGTAATAATGCAACCAATACGGTAGCATATATATGTGGAATGAGCGTACCGCCACTAATGATAAAAAGACTTGTGAATAGACTTATCGATAGTGGGATATTCAATAAAGGAGAACAATTATGATTTATGGACGAGAGAAAGCAAAAGTGCCTGTGTGGTTGATAGACACTTCGATGATGCACGAAGTCGGAATGGAAGATGACGGCAAATGGCATTATGTTCATAACGAACTTGTCGATTGGATAGGGGAATATGACAAGCGCACGGAACAACAAATATTAAAGGAAATAACCGATTGGGCAAAGGAACACGGCATAAGCACGGTGTACTTGATAGACGAAGAATTTGTCAAGACTGCACTGCTCAACGAGATTGAAAGGAGAAAGGAACAATGAAATTTAGAATAACGGCAACTTCGGGTGATTTGGGATATGCTTTTGGTGAGCATACGATATATATGACAAGAAATTATGGGTTTTTGAAAGACAAGGTGAACTTTGAACAAACAAAAAGCCCTGTGTTGCCTGAAACCACGATTGACATAAAAGACCTTGATGAACTTATCCAACTTGTAAACTCATTGAATGGTAGAGAAATTATTATTTATAAGGACTACTACTATGATGATATGAATAATAAGGTGTATGATGACAAGTACACAATTGAAATCTATGACGATTATAGGGAGTAAAGTATGCCGACAATAGATGAATTGAGATTGCTACAAGCACAACCGCTTGAACTGAAAATAATGAGAACGCAAGCAAGAATACGAGAATGGATAGACAGATTTGGTATTGACGGTGTTTACATCTCGTTTAGCGGCGGGAAAGATAGCACAGTGTTGTTGGATATTGCGAGGAAACTGTACCCGAACATAAAAGCCGTTTTTGCAAATACAGGGCTTGAATACCCCGAAATACAATCATTTGTTAAACAACACGAGAATGTGGATATAATTCGTCCGAAAATGCGGTTTGACGAAGTGATAAAGACTTACGGCTACCCATTTATTAGTAAAGATGTTGCAATGACAGTATATTATGCAAGAAAAAACAATGCAAAGTGGGCGTGGGCAAGACTTAATGGTGAAAATGGAAGAACAGGTGAGTTATCGGAGTTTAGGAAAGAAAGGTATGCAAAATATAAACCACTAACACAAGTAGATTTTAATATATCGTCACGTTGCTGTTATATTATGAAAGAAAAGCCACTTGATGATTTCAAAAAAGCGCAGGTTTTATAACATCAATGACAGCAATAATGGCAGATGAAAGCGAGAGAGGAAAGAAGCTTGGCTCAAAACTGGGTGTAATGCTTTTGATAGCAAATCTCCAATGTCAAAGCCTATGAGTTTTTGGACGGAGCAAGATGTCTTGAAATATATAAAAGACAACGGCATACAAATTGCAAGTGTCTATGGAGAAATTGTCGAAGATGATGACAATCAAATTTGTATAGACGGCTGTGGTAAAAAACTAAAATGCACAAAATGTCAAAGGACGGGTTGTATATTCTGCGGGTATGGCGCACACCACGATAAAGACGGCGGCGGTGAAAGCCGTTTCGTGAGATTGAAGCACACGCACCCAAAACAGTACGACTATTGTACGGGCGGCGGAGAGTACAACGAACAAGGCATTTGGCAACCAAACAAAGACGGTCTTGGAATGGCTCATTGTATCGATGTACTTAACTCAATTTATAGCAAAAAGGGGAAACCTTTTATAGAATACTAAAAACCTATTGACACTTGAAAAATAGTGTGATAGTATAATTACAGACCTCGTATTATTGAGTGACACCGATAATTCGAGAACAACTGAATAGTACGAGGACAGAGCCTCCTAACAACGCCGTGTGTCACTTTTAGGCAGAGTTGGGGGGTTTTATTATAGAATATGGCAAGTTACAATTATAACATATTTAATGGCTTATGCGATAAGGCAAAAGAGTTGGTAATTGATGCAGTAAGTGCCGACAAGACTTTTCAATTCCTATACACTTGTGGTCTTGATGAACGGCTTTTAGATATGACGCCAATAGAACAAATATTTTATTTGGCTTCTCAAATTTATAACGAGCAAATGATACACAATAAAAAATACTGGTTATGTCTTGAACTAATACCACAAGAAACAATACACATAAAAAGAAAAAACTATCGTGTTGATTTCTTAATATCTTATTATGATTGCGATGATGGGACTTATTGCCTAAAAAAGCCCATAATTATAGAGGTAGATGGTAAAGATTGGCATAGTTCAAAAACTCAAATGAATTATGATTATAAGCGAGAGAACGAACTAAAACTTGCAGGGTATGACATAATTCGCTTTACAGGAAGTCAAGTTTTTCAAAATCCATTTGAGTGTGTATCATCTTTGCGTAATTATATGAAAAACAATTCCGAAGTAAGAAAAGAGGATTGTAAAGGGCGATATAAGTCGATGGGAAAAATGCTTTTAAGTTATGAAAAATAACAAGGAGAATGAAAATGCCTAAAAGATTGATAGATACAGAATTGTGGAACAACGAACAAATAGTCGAAGATTTTACAAGTGATGATAAGTATTTTTGGCTTTACTTGCTCACCAACCCACACGGAAGTATTTGCGGTGTTATGAAGTATGCACCTGCAATTATGGGTAGAGATATGGGTTTACACAAAGATACCATTGAAAACCTTGTATATAGATTTGAAAACAATTATAAACTTATAGTTGTTGATAAGGAAACAAAAGAATTACTTATACTTAATTGGTACAAATGGAATTGGAGTACGAGCGAGAAACTATTGCAGAGTGTCTTTAACAGCAAAGAAACGATAAAGTCGGAATACATCAAAAACTTGGTTCAAGAACGCATAGATATGGTTTCGGAAAAGAAACAAGAAGATACCGTATCGATAGGGTATGGATACCCTACTATATCTAATACTAATATAATAGATATATCTGCATTAAGTGTATATAGTAAAATATTAGAGATGTACAAGAGATGTGGGTATGAGAAAAAAGCAAAAAATCATAAAACAGACACAATAAAGAAACTCAAAACAATTTGCAACAACAAAGACAAGAAAAAGAGATTGCACCCACTTTTAGTGCTAATGGCATACGGTGTGTACTTGGCAGAGTGCAGAGATAGCCACAAAGAGATTGAGTTTGTGAAACAAAGTGATACCTTTTTGACAAGTATGGTGTATGACTATGCGGAACAAGTTGAGGGGTTTGAAGAAAGAGTTGTGCAAAAATACGGTGAGAATTGGGAAAAATATAGGTTGGTAGAATAATGGAAAAGTATTACAATATAAAAGATGTGCCTTATGAGCGAAAGAGTGTTGAAAGAATACTAACAGGCTTTACGGACTTGGACTATGACATTAAGGGGTTGGAAGTTGGTGTGACTTTGTTGGTTGCAAACACAAATAGTGGTAAGAGTACATTTTGTCAAGGGATATTGGCTCGTGCCGTAGAGCAAGGATATAAAGTTTGGACGTTCGCAGGTGAGCATACTGCACAAAGTTTCTTACAGTTGATATATCACCAAAACTCACAAAAGAAAGATTATCAACCTATCGGATATAGGAACTACAAGGGCGAAGAAACAAACATTGTGGATTGGTATGTGACGGAAGAACGAGAAAAGAAGATACGACAAAGGTTTGACAACAACATCTTCATTTATAGCAATAAGCAACCGAGAGATATTGACACAATGCTCGATAGTATGACTGCTTGCTATAAGGAACAAGGCGCACGCTTTTTCTTGATAGATAACCTTATCTCAATCGACAACATATCAAGTAACGTCTTTGCCGAGCAAACTGCGATAACCGAGAAAATCCGTTCATTCGCACTTAACAACAAGGTGATTGTGTTGTTGGTAGCACACCAAAGGAAAATCGCCGAGCGTGGTTTTAGGATTGATATTCAGGACGTGGCAGGCTCACAAAACATCTCTAACAAGGCATACAACGTGTTGGCACAGTATCGTATCGATATGCTCTCACCCGAAAACAAAGAGTACGACCGTTTCAAACAAGACCTTGCAAAAAACGGCTTTGATATAAATAAGTGTGATAATGTTATAGAAGTATTAAAGACAAAGGGCAATAAGAACGGACTTGTAGGCTTGAAATACGATGCCGAAACAAAGACTTACAAGCAAGCCGAAAAGATAACACAGACCGAAGCCGATAAAATCTTTCATCAAGTAGAAAAGCAAAAGAGCGTGTTTGATGATATGGTGGATATTAGCGAAGTAGAAGATGACTATCTTGACGGGAAATTGCCTTTCTGACGAGGTGCGGATATGATGACTTGGGAAGAAATAAATAAGATAAAAGACAGAAAAGTGTATGAGTACGAGTACAGCGTGCGAAAGAGTTATGAAAGGCTTGTGCCGATTGTCGATGAGTTATATGCGGTGTTTGCGATATATGCGTGGAGCAAAGGTTACAACGATATAGCCAAGAGCGGTGCGAGAAAGTGTTGGGCAGACTTTGTTGCAGAAAATACGGAAAAGTCGATAGCCGACAAGATAGCAGTTTTAGATAACGAAGTATGCGGACACGAGTTGAAAACATACTTTAATGAAAAAATAAAAAACCAAAAGGAGATAACCTATTATGGACAAAAATGAAGAGATGTATCAAATCATCAAAGCAGAAGTCACAAAAGATGTGATTGCAAAAATCGTGCGTTTTAGTGTGGCAAAAGACGGTTACTTTGTAGTGCCGACAAGTGTGTTGGAACAAATCAAAAGAGAGGCAAATTATGAAAACTGAACAAGAACAAATTGAAAAAATGGCGCGAAGTATGTGTGGGTATTGTAGCACTGATGGCAGGTGTGCAGTGAGTAAGAATGGGCGTGAGACAGACATCTGTGCCAATGTTGATACTGAACATTGCTTATATAAGGAATACGCTGAAATGCTCATCGAGAGTGGTTACGGTGATGTGTCCGAGTACAAAGCCGAGATAGAACGATTGAAAGACGAAATTATTTATCTTGAACGAAAAATTGCAATTAGAGATAATGCACTCAAAGATAGAGATAAGGCAATTGAAATGTTAGAGGGTAAACAAGATACCATAGTCAAACAAGCCAAAATCGATGTATTGAACGAGTTAAAAACAAGACACGATTATGCAATTAAGAATATGGGCTATCCGTGGGATATTACGCAACAGATTGACAAACTCATTGAGGAGGTAAAAAATGACGAGTGTAATTGTTAAGGTAGAGATAGGAGAAGATAGCCGATGTGGGAATTGCCGATTTTACGATTGGTATAAACACTGCAATCTATTCGACAAAGACCTTGAACGAGAGAAGATAACATACGGCAATGGGCTTGGGTATTATAAGCCTATTCGTTGCAAAGAGTGCGAGCAAGCAGAGGTGAGAGATGACGAAACAGTTTGTTGACAAGTTAATAAGTATCAAAGCCGTGCCGTGCGATGATAGCAATGAGCGGTGGGTAGACAAGGACGGTACGATAGTGCCGATAGACAGAAAGCCGATAGATTGGGAGCGGTGCAAAAATCCGATGTGCACAATAAAGGAGAAGTGAATTATGGCAAAAAAAGAAACATTGAAAGAGCAACAAGCAAGATTAGACAAAGAGAAGTGGTGCAGAAGTGTGGCAACATCGTGCGACCAAAGCGGTGTAATGTGGTATTGCAAAGACTGCACAAAGCGAATTGGTGACTATCACTGCCACGCAACACAAACCGAAAGAGAAAATGGCTCATTGTGTGCCAAAAATGCACGAAAGTTGAAAAGGGGGTAAATTATGGCAAAAAACACAAAACAACTAACACTCCGAGTTACATACGTTGACGGTAGTTTTACGGACTATCTTGTAGATAACAAAAGTGATATGGCTTTTTTAATAGGCTCTATCACGAGAGCAATTAACGACCACAAAGCCGTGAAAATATGCGACAACATCGTAATAAACGCAAACAATATTCTTTTTGTTGAGGAGTTATAATGGATATTAAACTTGAAGAAAAATTGCAAGAGCGGAATAAAGACTTGATACAAACACTAAAACCTTGTGCCGACAGAATGGAGAATGAGTGGAACGCAAACTTTACACGCAAAAAGCCACTCCGTCTTGGTAGCACTCTTACGCAAAACATTTACACGGCACTCACCAAATATCCGCTTATGTCAATGAACGAGTACAATATGCTCGATGAAATTGACCTTGAAACCTACTATCAATACTATATGCAATTTATATCTACATATAGTTTATTTGAAGTAGCAAACACAAAGCAACTGTTCTGTGCCTATATGCGTATCACGGTGTCAAAATTCAACTACCTTATGGAGAAATCGGACAACGAAAATCTCAAAGAGTATGCGAACTACATCAACGACAACATCAACGGTCTAATCTACGCAAGCGCAGAAACGGGCAACACCGACAGTCGTTCCGCACTCACTCGTGGCAAAATCAAAAAAGACGGGCAAAACCTTGTTGAAGTCCGTGAAGAAGTGTCCGTGCAAGTTTCACAAGCCGAAACGCCTGAACAACTTATGGCAAGAGCGAACAAAATATTTTTAGAAAGTGCAAAAAAATAGTTGACAAACAAATAGCACCTATGGTAGTATGTGTACGAAGTCGAAAGACACTAAATATGTGGGGTATTATCTATGAACTATGCGTATTTAAGAGTAAGTACACAAGACAAGCAAGAATTTGCACGACAAGAGTTTGCATTAAAAGACTTTGCCATCGACAAGATTTTTGAAGAAAAGATAAGTGGCACAAAGAAAGCGACAGAAAGACCAGAGTTTGAAAAAATGCTCCAAGAGTTGCAGAAAGGTGACACTATCTACTTTGAAAGTATGAGCCGTATGGCAAGGTCTATGCAAGACTTGATTGACACCACCAACTATCTTACAAGCACGAAGAAAGTCAAGGTTGTGTTTTTGAAAGAGAATTTGACAATCGGTGGCAAGGACGGACTTGATGCAATGGGGCAACTCGTATTTAACATTATGGGCGCATTTGCACAATTCGAGCGTGACCTTATAGCCGACCGTACAAGCCAAGCACTGCAAGCGAAAAAGGCAAGGGGTGAAAAAGTGTCACGATTTGACGAAGTGCCAACAGACAAAAAGC